CTATTTACTTTTTATTGGATAGCTCACAATAGCTTGAGAACTATTCAGCATATACATATTATCGTTTTCTAAACTGATGAAAGGAAAATCAACAAAATCAAGGTTTTTTGCAGATAAATCTAAGGATAAGTAATTCATGCCTAAATTATATTTAAGTGCATTCGCAGGATATATACCTTTATCTTTTTCAGTAATTAAAAATGCAATCGGATAAAATGCTAAAAGGCTGATTAATGCAAAATGACCTTTATTATAAAAGTTTACTAGTTTGGCACTAACATGTCGCTCTCTTGGATAAAACCAATAATAAATATCATGAGTATCATTAATTGCAGTGTCATCACCTAAAACAAAACGCTTTAATGGCGAGAAATATGTTGAAATGCCATCTTGTGATTCACATTCTTTTGGTGTTGTGGCAGATAATATATGTCCTATCATTGCTCGAGCATATGCAATAGAGTTAAATTTTATTGATACAATATTACTAGGATAATTTGTATAATAAAAAAAAGCAGATATATTTTTTGTAAGTATTTCATTAACTCTAGCTACTTCCATATCGCAAAGCCCAATTTTTTGACTATTACAATCTTTACATAGCGTTCTAAACTTACTTCCATTTGTAGAATGAGCACCTTTTAGAGATGCTTTTTTTAAACCTATCATTTCAGTAACATGTTTTTGTTCTATTTTGGTGACAGTAATTGCTCCAAGAGGAGGAACATGATCATAGGTTAACTTTGAATAACTATCACATATTACACAGTATCCTTCTGGTTTCGAAGTTTGTAGCTCTTTTATCCTTTCTGATATTTTACTCACAATGTAATCCTAAATGATGATTTATTACTTCATCCTATTTCAATTTTTCAATTTACTCAACTCTATGAGAGTCTTAGTTTTTTTTAATTATGTAACTTTCCGTTATGTATTATAAAACACACTAAAAATAGAGACTATATACATTTTCAATGTGTTATGTTTTTTTTCAATCCAGTTGGTGATCTAAAAACTGAAATCTATTGAAATTTTTTTCACACATTTCAGTTTGAGGTCTTCGGCAAGTCCCTAGTATTGGAGGGGCTTGGCAATATGTTTTGGAAAATTTAAAAACTGAAATAATTTTATGATCCAAAACGCGCAGGCGGGTGCGGTGTAGTTCGGTTTACGTGGTGAAATCGTTTATTTCGTGGGACGTATGATTCACCAGTGGAATACAACAGGCATGATCAAGATTGATTGATGCGTTTCGCTATGTGGTTATTTGTGCGCTTAGAATGGTGCTTAGACAGTTTTATGGCGGGAATAAAAAAGCCCACAAGATGTGGGCAAAGAATGGACGATAACTTTATTGACCAATGATAGGCGAATATTTGTTTTTCAAACTAGCTGACTTGGTACCAGTGCCTTTAATTGCTGCTGAGTTAGTTGGTGCTCCAGTGTTACTGTGATTATGGTTAGCCGTAAGCTCAGCTAGTTCACTCACCACATCTAACGTATCTAACATGAGTTGCGCTACATTGACTTGCTGGCTTCCTATCCAAACTACAGGCGCAATGATGTGTTGTTGTGCCCCTGCGATGCTTTGCTTTATCTGCCCAACTTTCTCTATAAGCTTTTGGCTAATCTCGATAGTGGCATTCTGGCCAACATCAACAGTCATATCTTTTTCAACACTCGCAACATAGTTTGCTGACGTGGCGATAGAATAGTCCCCCTCAGATAATTGCTGGATTGCCCCGGCTAACAATTTTCTGGTGCCTAGAACGGTTAACGTGTCCGTAGCTTGTACTGTCGTTTCCCGTACAACTAACTCGCGTTGCTCTTTATCCGCTTTAATCGTGCGTAGCATTGATGACTCATTGATACTTTGGTCTGTTTCACGGTTCCAACTACCGTCGGGCGTTACGCGCTGAAAAACTTCTTTTCGTTGCTGCTGCAATTGCTCTTCTGGTTGGATATCCGGCAACGTATTATTTTGACTTAGCGTTTGTCTAATAAACGGTTTATCTGGTCTTCCCCCTTCAAAAGCAATCTCGACCAGTGAGCCTTCAGGAGGAAACTGAAATAATCCGCTTTCAGTTCCTGCCATGGGTAATGGCAATGGAACTGCTTTATAAATGGGCGCGGCGGACTCTTTGCCATCACTATCAAGTAGCTGCACATCTACCGCATACTTCGGTCTGAATGGATCAGATATATCACCCGCTTTCACTGATTCACTTGGCGAGACAATTCTGGCAAATTTCGGTAAATGTAAGCCTGCGGACAATTCAGGATAGGCTTTATCCATTTGATTTTGAATCGGACTTTTATTTTCAGCCTTGCCCGTTAATGGGTTTCTGACTTCCCAATGCAGTGTGATGTCGTCATTTTCAATCTGAATTTTATTAATACGCTTATCGTTGACCACAGTGCCTGCTCGTAAAGCAGGGATTAACGGGTAAGTGGCACTATTGCCTGCGGATTGTTTCTTTGAAAATTCAGCGGGTATTTGATGATTATCATCTTTAAACATTGAATCAGCCCAACTTCCGGTAAAGACTTTGCCATCAGGCAGTTGATACCACACATAATCAGGAATACTAAAAACAGTCCCTAAATTGGCTAATAACTGAAATCCCGTGCCGTTATGCGTAAAGTGTGGAATTGGCGTATTAATATATTTCGCTTCGGGCAAAATAAACGTCAACCCGCTATTTTCTTGCAGATAATCTGTAATGATTTTTAGTGTAGGGTGCTGGAAAGAGCATGGCCACATTTTATCAAACACTGCCACTAACTCCCGAACAAATAACTTTTGAAAGCCGTTATCAGCAGGTTGTGAGCGTTCAACATATCCCGTGAAATAGCGATATAATGAATCCGTGTAGCCAGTATCAAACCGAACTAATTTTCCGGTGTAATCTGTTTCCGTTTCTACCGTTAAAAAACCACGACCACAGGCTGATAATTCAAGCATAATTTTAGCATCAACAATATGCACCTCATCATTGGACAAATAGCATCGATTAATGGGCTTCATGAGTTCCCCCAATCATCAATGGGTTTTAATACCGTCCGTTCAAACCATGTTAATTCATCTTTTTCTTCTTTAGATGCTGCAATAGGGGCTTTAGGATTGCCTGTTTGTTTTTTAGCTTGCACTTGACTGGCGGCTCGAATGTCTTTTTTCTCCGAAACAGACAAATGTTCTCTTAATGTAAAAGTGATTTGCCACGCCATTTGACCATCGATTTCGCTCGCGTCAATATTTCCAGTAAAGGTGCCGAGACGAAAATTAATCGCTTTGGCGGTGTGATTGGCAACTCGATAACGTTTCAATTTACCGTTCTCTTTAGCTTCAGCAAGGGCAAATAAGCGAGTTAATACTTTATGGTCAGTGAAATTAATCACGCCCGTAACTCGCAGTTCTTTGGGCTTGATACCTTGCTCAGCAACGGCTGTACTGGAGGTTTGTCCTGACTGATCTTTATCTTGGAATTGCACCGATGGGTTAACTTTAATATTTTTTAACGGGATGGCTTCACCATCAAGTGCGAATGTGATTGTTTGATTCTGAGGTGTTGGTTGGTTTTGCGGGTTCATGAAGCATTCCCTTTAGTGACGATAGTTCGCTCCCTGCGAACAGTGTTGCTAATGTCAAAATTGCATCTGGTTCAGGGATTTCTTTTTGCAAGTGTTCCGCAAGATAATCTCCTGTACCAAATCCAGTAAAACTCCAAATAATAGTGGATTTTCCTAATAAATCGGCAAGCTTATTACCAATGTCCTTAAGTGCGGTTTCTCTCGTGGACTTAAATCTAGACATCGCTGATTTCATGGCATCGATACTACTTACACTTCCCGCGCTGTTTTTGGCGAGCTCTATCAATTGGGCATTCATTGTGGCGCGACTATTGGTTGTTGATAGTGTTTGCGGTTTAGGTAACCCTCCAAATTGAGCTCCCGGTAACTGCATTTTTGTTACTTGCAAGTTTGCCGCCGTTTTTGCCATACGCTCAACTTGCGCAAAAACAGGCAATGGAAATACAGCCGAGAATAGCTGTAATAAATTCATGAATTCGGCCTGCGTTTTCGCGCAAACCATCATGACAACAATGTCTATTTCTCCTGCGCCAACGAGTTTTTTAGCTATGTGTTTAATCGCATTGGTTGGGCTTAAATAGCTACCAGTCTCTGTTCTTTGTCCTAGCCCATAGACAAAGGGATGTGCTTGTACCATAGAGCACGTTGTCCCCGACATTGTCGGAGACATTTTCATTACGGATTTACGCCATGTTGGATGGATTAAGGTTTCACTGGCCATTCGATATCCGGAGCTGTTGATGTGTCAATTCTATTTAGTTGAATTCGATAAACCTTCCATTCTTTTAGTTTCTCTATCTCCTCATCTGTTGCTAGGCCTAAATCAATAGCATCTTGAAGTGTATCAATAATATTACCTGCTTCTGCCAATAGTATTTTTTTTTGAGCTTCATTTTGTAACGCATTTATTTCATTTTTTGTCTGATATTCAAATAGTTGTCCATTTTTAACTCTATGAATATCAATATCAACCTCAGTCTGAGGATCTAATTCTAAAATATAAGCACCCTCCGGATAGAGCATTGATACATCGTGATGCATTGATGTAATGACTCCATCATCATCATATAAAATCTTGAGAGTATTATTTTTAAAGTTAGCCTGCTGCTTGTACCAATCTCCGTCTACATTCCTTAAATAAATGACATTTGAGTAATGTTCTTCTTCTGGAATATATCGTTCAAATTTCTTAGTTAGTGACATTAACCCATGCTCCATTGACCAACATTTGTAAACTTGCTGCTCTTAATCGATCACACCATACATCTCCTGGCCCACCATTTTTATTTCTCATTCCTACAATAAATTGATCTGTTGGGAATGTTGACCATCCACTGTATCCCATAGCAACTTCTACATAGGCAGAGATCCGAAATATTTTATTATTAACTGAGGTTACTATTTTATTATCAACCTCTGCTTTCGTGTACGCACCAACATCACTAGCGCTTAATGTGATATCTACACTTAACGGTTTATTATTCACTTTTCGTGTACTAGGAACCCGCCCATTGGCGTTGTTATTCGCGTTGGTTGCTGCCGTATTTGCGGCATTGGCTGTTACCTGCGCATCGGTGCCAGCTTTTTTCGCATCAGCCACCTTGGTATCTGTTTCTACCTTGGTATAGGCTCCAACATCTCCCGCTGACAATGAGATATCTGTACTTAAAGGCTTGTTATTAACTTTCCGTGTACTAGGAACTCGTCCATTGGCGTTATTATTAGCAATATCAAATTTCTCATTAAGTACGGCGTTAGTCGCATAGTCACCTTTATCTTGCTTTCTATTCAAACCATCATTGACTTTTTTATTAAGCTCATCAATCAACTGGGTACTTAATGCCCCTTTAGGTCGCAAGTCTTTCACGTTTCCCGATGCATCAATACTCGCAATAGCAAATACTTGATGAGAAAATCCGGCTATATCAACATAATTACTTAACGTTGCGGCTTCTGTAATTTTAATAACCGTGTTCCACTGACTTGAAATATTCCCTTGATATGAAAAGTCAGCGTAGATTTTCGTGTTTCTAAGCCCATTTAAAATTTGGTTTTTCTCAAGCTGCCCACGTAACCCGCCAACATAGCCCAACCCTTTTTTAATTGTATATTGCTCACCATTTCGGGTGACTTCAAAACCATCATCAAAGAATGCCGCCGCCCCGTAGTTATCTAAATTGATAAGGCGCTGCATTTCATCAATGCCAAAGAGACGTGCTGTAAAATCAATTTGCCACGTTTCGGCTGTTGTTTGGATTTGGGTTTCTGCGGCGGCGCCTTGGAATTCCAACAAAAATGAACGGGTTAATACGTTACCTTGCTGACCATTTTGAGTTTTTAATTTCTTTTGGGTTGGCGCATGCGTAATCATGGCAACCGTGCCTGATTCTTTATTTATCAAACCAATCCAGTTGAAATCAAAGTTACCCACGTCTGCCCCCAAGGTGACGCTATAAGCCACCGCATTTTCACTGGCTAACCCCGCTTTATTCACAGCTTGGCGATGCACTATTTGATTTGTTGGCGGTAATGTTTCATTTCTATCGATAGGTTGTGTTGGGTCTAAATTGGGGACGTTCGCAAAAACGAACTCATCCAGCAAAACGGCTTTACCGTTTGCCGCTTCTTGTGCTTTCCAATTTTCGAAAGTTGTCGTAATCACTGAAGCCATGAATGTAATCCTTTACATTAATGATGCGCCAAAGGTTTCATTTGACGCAGTAATTTGTCCAATTCTGATAAATAATGGCTGGTTAGGAATGCTTGCGTGATAACAAACATAATCTGCTTCAACAAAACCCACACGCATTCCTAGATGATGTGCCGCCATCACTTCAAAGCGATAGCGTCGGCAGGTTCGCCCATACTGCCGAATAATTTGCAATAACAAATCAGGGTTATTCGCTATTTGCCCATCACTTACTCGTAAAATAATGACGTCCCAATCAATATCCGGTTGACGTTCGTTAATTTCGACATAACCCACGCCAAGGCGTTTAAAGATTTCAATAAAGCCTGCAACACTGCCGGAGTCTTTGGCGTTGATAAAGGCATATTTGACGCGCTTACGGTATAAATCTAACGGCTCATGATTAAACCGCTGAATATCTCGTTGATAAGCCAGTAAGTTCAATAATGGTTCGGTACAGGTTTCGGGATCTAACTGAGCCAATGGCCACGTTAACCAACCATAAATCATTTGCCAAAAACGCTTTGCCGCACGCAGTAGCGTGTCAGGTTCGCCTTTATTCATCCATGAGGGCAAAACCAGTCGTTTTAGTTTTTCTTTAAACTCGGCCATTGCGCACCTCAACCGTGAGAGTTTGCAATCGCGGCACACTTAATTCGCTGATAATATCTGACAAACTAAACTCAATAGAATCAATCACACTGAATTGTTTATGCAGTTCACGACCTAAGTTTGAGAACGAAAATCGCGAATATGGCCATGTTTTTTTGACGTCATAATTGGTATTTTCGCGAAAGGCGCAGCGTACTAAATCGCCTGCATCTTGTTTTAATTTTTGCAATTCTTCATGCGTGAAATTTTCAACACGGTGTACATATAACGTCATGGTTAATGCATGCTGAGTTTCGGGCATGGGAAAACATTGCAGGTCATCACCGTGTCCGTGGTGACCTTGTGTATTGACATAATCATTCACCTTGTCAATAAAGCTCTGGCTAGTGATACCGCTGTCCAATAACAAATAGGCGTTAGCCGTGCCTGCTCCTCGTGGCGCATCATGCAAAAAGAAAATGCGGTCAATACTTAATCCCACGACATTAGCAATCATCCCCCGGTAAACGGCATCGGTATGATAATTTCCGACTAAGTTATATTGGTTGCGGCAACGGTCACGTAAATCATCGTCACTTTCAGCATCGGCTCCGGGAACTAAAAGCCAGTTGTCTTCATTCTGAACACGCGCTATTCCAGTGATAGCGGAAGGCAAAATTCTAAAATACCCCGGTGCGAGGTTATAAGCGCCTCCGGCACTGTCAGCAATAACGGACACCAAAGTACTGTCGGCATCAATAGCGATGGTTTCAACGGTTTTTACGCAGTAAATTACCCCATTAATGCGCTCAGTTTGAATGAGCGTTCCAGCCGGAACAGTGACAACGCCTGCGCCCGCAGAACGATAAAAACGGATAGCGCCTTTGGCTTTTGTTGCAGGTTTACGCGTTAAATTGACACCCCATGCGAATACATCAAGCCACTTGCCTGATGCTGTTGCTAAGTACATATTTTTCAAGGTGACATTAATTAACGCATCCGTTAACCAGCGAACAGGGCGAGTCACTATTGTATTAATTAAACGCCAGAATGGAGACATATTCGACGTGTTAGTAATTAGTCCCTCATCGTGCACAATTTCTGCAAATCGCTGACTGATTTCATCTTCCGATATCGGCATGCCACTCTCACGTAATACTTGTTCATAGTCGATTTTGGGCATGTTTTCACTATTCATAACTCATCCCCAAACTGATGCGACCAAAATCATAAGTATCGGCTGTTATCCAAAGTCGTTTGGTGCTTTCTTCATCAATAACAATCGTGCCCGGAATTAATCGCTCATCACTTTCAACTAAGATTTCCATTTGTGTGCGAATATCAGCGCGTAATGTTGGGCTACGCTCTGCAACTAATTGTGTCGCGAGTCCACTTTCGATAATACGATGCGCCACATCTTGGGTGATTGACCGACGGTTATGACACAACTCCGGTTCATTACCGGAGTTCAATGTGAAATTTCGGTTTGTAATTAATAAATCAAAATAGAGTAAATTATCCATTTTCCAGCGCAGTCCATTCCGCTAAATCTGTTGGTGACATTCCGTTTGTCACCGTGATATTTACGTTATCAAAACGCCTACTGTTATCAACGCTTTGAGTTCGGTTATTACTGATTTGCCGACTAATACCGCCTTTTTCTATGCCCTTAAGTTGCCCACCAATTAATAACCCCGCCGCACTTGCTGGCGCGGGTGAACCGTCCACAGTCCCGGTGGATTGAGTTTCAATATTGACACCCGGCAAGTAATTTAGCAGGTCAATAATGCCGTTAAACGTTTGTGTGAATGAGGATTTGATGGTATCCCATGCCTGGAGGAACAAATCGACAACGCCATTAATCATGCCGTCAAAAGTGTCGCTTAAAGAGAAATTCTCCCACGTTCCCCATAACGCTTCCCATCCATCAGCAATTACATTCCATGCGGTGCTAAAGGCTTGGCTGATTAATTTGGACATCGCAATAATGGTTTTGAAAACGAGCGTATCGCTAAAATATGCTTTAAATTCAGCCCATTTTTGAACCATCCATGCCAAAGCTTGTGCAGCAACCAGCCCCACCATGCGAACCGCCATCGAAACCACGCTAAATGCTGTTGTATCCATAACGGTGGCTTTGACCGCATCCCAATGTTTAATCAGTTTGTAAATGCCATAAACCAATAAGGCGATTGCCCCAATCACCAAAAGAACAGGCAAGCTCATCCACGAAAAACTGATCCCCGCCGCCATTGCGGCAATACGCACCGCTAACAATGTGCCTCGGATAAATTTAAGTGCCGTATTCCATGCGAGTATTGCCCCTCGATAAAGCCAAATAGCGGCAGCCCCCATTTTTAAGACGCCAGTAAACACGCTCAGGATGATTTTTAATCCCATCATGATGAATTTGGATATTCCCATTACAATATTGGCAGCAGCACCGGCCGCCGCAAAACCAAGGATCCCCAGCGTGATATATCCCACCCAGCGAGCGATATTGGGGAAAAGCGTTAGCCAACGCACTAGTGTTTGCCCGCCCTCAGCCATTTTATTGACCAAAGGGGTGAGTACTGGCAAGAGTGTCATACCAATAGCGATGCGGATAGATTGCCAAATAGACATAAGCCGCTCCCACGGATTGGCTAATTTTGCAGCTTGTTCCGTGGTGCGTTTCATGCCATCACTGGCACCTAAGAAGCCAATATTTTTCCGTAAAATATCGACATTGCCGTAAAGCTGTTTAACCACCACGGCAGCGTCACCGAAAGCCGCCTCAATGTCTTTTTGGGCTTTCAAATTGCCTTCAATACTAGCTCCATATTTGGTTTGCAGTTTTTCCAGCATGTCGGGCATGGACAGCATTTGACCTGAAGCATTGACGAACGATAATCCGAGCTTTTGAGCACTGTCGGTAGCCGTTTTGAGAAAGGCTTCATATGCACCAGACGATTCTCCGCCAAGCGTTCGTTGCAATTCCCCCAATACGGCTAATTGTTCGTCAATACCAACGCCAAATTGCGTGCCAGCATTCTTAGCGCCCTCCATTAGCCCGGTGATTTCCGCCATGGATACGCCAAAGGTTTTGGACATGTACACGGCTTTTCCTGCCAAATCTTCAGCAAATTTTACGTGACCGATGGCGTTCGCTTGTTGTTCAAATTGGTTGAACATTTGCCCCATGTAAGCGGTCGCCTCTTCGGATGAGGTTTTTAAGGCGGCTGCTGTGGTGTTCGTAATACGGGTGAGTTGGGGTAGCTCTTGCTGAGAAACATGATTAATCGCTTTACTGATTGCGGTCGTGGAATTCACAAAATCAATTGACGACTTACCGTATTGAGACGCAAATTTCAGCGCATCTTTAGCAATTTTATCCATGACGCCATCATCAATACCTTGTAATGATGCACTCATCATCGCGTCATTCATTTCGATAGCAGGATCAAGAAGATTTTTAATTGACCAAAAAGTCCCCGCAAGACCAGCACCACCGACGGCAATATTACCGAATGCTATTTGACTCTTGTTAGCAAACGTAGAAACCGTTGACTGTACTTGTCGAATGGGTTTTGTGATGTTGTCGATAAGACTTAGCGTGAAATCAAGTTCCGTCATGATTCACCCTTAAAGGCTAATGCAATTCCATTTGCAACAGAAATTCGCATATTTTCTGCGTGTCGATTGTCCAACCAAATGGCGGCGGCGAGATTTTCCTCCGTGTCCGGCTCGTGGGGTAAATACCGCTGCCGCAGTATGATAAACTGTTGCAGCGGATTATCTTCAATGGCACGAACACGGTTGGTTATTTTTTTACGCTAATTTCCAGTTTCGGTGCATATTCTTTATTGACCAGTTCAACAATTTGCATTGCGGCACCCGGAATTGCTAGCAGCTCATCCAGAAACGCTTTACTGTCAGTACACACAATGCGTTTTAAATATGTGGTGATAGGAGCAACCTTGTTATCCATCGACATATCGTTAATCATGCCATGATAAGCCGTGATGTTCGGCTCAAAGCTGATGTCTTTGTCGCCGATAGTTAATGTGATGATTTTTTTAGTCATGAGATAGTTCCTTTCTCTTTCTGATTTCGTCCGTTAATTGGTTGTGCCGTGCGGCACATTGACCATATAAAATCGCCATTTTTTCTAATGGCTCTGAAATATCACGGCCTGTTGTTCCTCTGAGTCTCGGAATAACCGTTGAGCATTTTTTTAGCAGGTTTTCCTGATAACTCACGCTCAATGTTTTCGACGGTTTGGTTGTACATGCTGACAAACTCATCACTAACGCAAACGTTAGTAAACACAGGCTTAATAATTTCAGTGCGTATTTCTCTGGGGGCAGCATTGGCAATCCCCTCCAACTTTTCTTCCAGCCGCTGTCCTGATTGGCTCGAAATGTCTTCAATGATCTTACGGGTTTTATCAACGGCTTTTTTCGCGGTTAGTTCAATACTATCGTGATAAAGACCGTTGACTGTCCAACCCGCAATAAATGCACAAACTAATAATGTGACCCCAATTGCGAGTTGTTTTGTCATTACTTAACCCCGTTATGCGCTAATGAATAATGGTTTCCGTCGTTAAATCGTCCGCCCCATGTTCCGCCGATAGACTCCCAATATTCGCCAAGCGGTTGATGGTCAGTTGATTTTGTTAGCCAAACACCATTTTTAAACAAATTAAAATCAACCGCTAAACGTTGTGTATGCAAACTGTTTTTAATGCCTTTTCCCGATTTTGCATTGGCTGCGGCTTGCTCTGGCGTGCGATATGCTTCACCAAATGTCAGTTGATAACCGCGTTCATTTGCCCATAAAATCAATTTGGCAATCATCACTGTAAACAGGGCTTGTTTTTCTCTTAGCGTCATTTTTTAAACTTTCCTTGTAATAATGTATTTCCACGCTTTTTCAACCACATTTCAACCGCTTGATATCCAGCGATACCCAATGCTGACGCTAATCCTGTCAGGGCAATAGGGGAAAGGTCAGGGATCCAAATCAAAATTGCGGCAGCTGCAACAGAGGTTGCTGCCCCAAGAATGACACGACCAATAAATAATTTAATCGTGATAGGCTCTGCGCCCGTGAGCATTTTTCCGATGCCAATTAGCGCCCCCATAACCGCAATGGTTAAGAGTGTTTTTTCGTGTTCTTCCATGAACAAATGTCCTTATTATCCGATAAGGGTTTGAGTTAATTCAGACTCCAAGTAAGGAATGCCTTTAATTCGCACAAAATCTGGGCTTGTCACCAGGTATTTAATTTTGTGTGTAGTCACTGCACCTCCTTTGGGGTCAACATCCAAAATATCACTCAAGATCAATTTATTGCCGAATGACTCCACTTTCATTTCTTCATTGCCCGCTTTGGCATACCAAAGAAAATCCATGGGTTTAATACCTCGCCATGAGCCTGCGGCTCGGGCTTTTGCAACAATAATTTCAAAATACTTTGTGCTAATTTCGATTTCACCTTCGGCACTCACATCACCAGCAACATACCCATCGGGCATGCCTCTGGTTTGTGCCGCGGCGGTATTATCCGTAATAGATAAACTGACTTTCTCAACGTGAATTAAGTCTCCGTCGATATTGAAGTCAAAAGATTGACCTGATAAACGCTGGCTCATTGATTCTCTCCTAAGCTGGCATCCAGTAAGATACTGACGGTGATCCCTTTCGGGCATTCATAAGTTCGCACGGTGATATAAATCTCAACGGTATTTTTCGTTTTCCATACAATCACAACGTCACCGTCTTGCGGTGGTTTGCACTCACCGGGGAACGTCACTCCGTTGATTTCCGCGCTACGCGACATTTCACGCATGGTGCGAGCAAAGTAGGATTTATGCGTTTCAATGCTGTTTGGCGTACTGTTTAAGCTTCGGTCGGCCATTTTTGCAATGGCTTGTAAACGTACTCGGCGAGCCACTTTATCGACGATACGCAAATTTTCGACAGCCTGAAAATCACCGCCTTCAACATCCAATGTTCGACCATCTGACCAATACATTCCGTCATAGTCCGGATACCACATTGGCACGCTATAACGCAGTTTTTCCAATGCTTGTAAGGTGGCTAAATCAATTTCTGCGTTGTCTGCATCTTTTGGAAACTCAACGCGACCTAAGTCGACTAATGCCCCCGTTTTGACACGCGCGGGACTATCTGCGATTGTCACCGAACGAGTGCATAAACGCCCAGCCAGTACGCCAGATTCATTTCCCCAAAATGTCGGAACTAATTGAACGGATTCAACCGCTTCACCTTTTTGTAGGTCACCAAGACGCGTTAGCGCTTCTTGCCACGTTTCCCCCGATTGCAATCCCTCCACTGACAAAATTGCCCATGACCAGCGACCCAATTTGGCGATTAAATTCGTGCGGAGTGTTTGCGCCGCTTTGATGGTTGCTTTGGAGGTTTCACCGATATACACGTAACCTTCAACAGATGCGATGGATTGTGCCTTCATTACCGCATCGGCAAAATCCGTATCTGATGCGCTCTCCGGTAAGGTGTGGACATAGCCAAACCAATTCTGTCCCGCATTGGCTGCGGCGGCTTTGATATTTGATTTTAACGGGGTTTCTTTTGTCCCCAACAAGGTATCGAAATCAGTTTGAGTATTTACTGGCAAGGTTTCACCAATGTGCGTGCTTCCTTTTCCTACAAACAGTAAAACGCGCTCAATTTCTTTGGTTTCACCTTGTAACTGATTGACTTGATTAACCTGAATAGTAGGCCACATAGTTAAGTCCTTTTATTTCATATCCTGCGCTTTGATATCAGCGCCAAACTCAATCCCTTGTAACTGCCTTGCGAGTGCTTTTTTAAAATCGCTGTCACTCATACCGAGGAAAACACGTGCAGGAATATCAATTGTCCAACTGGCTTTCGCTGTTTTTCCTCTTAATTTTTTGATAAGTAAACCTGCTTGATTAAAAGACATGGTTTCCGTTATCTGTTTTATTGTTGGTTTTTTTAATCGTTTCCCTATTTTAACTTGGTATCCCAAATCGCGTAGTTTCCTTGCCTGTTTTCGAGTGGCTAGTCGCGCTGGATCTCTACTTTGCTGGCTTTGCACTTGCTTTCGATTGACAGTGGCATTCATTCCATGCTGTTGAGCATGTCCAACAACGCCAGCTCGCACATTTTTAGCTCCATTGCGATATTTACCGCCTTGTAAATAAATGCGTACAGCTTCAATTTGTGGCATTTCCCTGATATGAAGCAATTTAGGCATATTGCGCAGCATTTTTTTCTTATAGTGACTCTGCCTTGCTTTCCATGCTCGACCATCAGGCGATTGTTGGTTTTTAACATTGCGCTTGGCGGCTGCAATAACACCATATTTCGCCATGCGCCATAAAAAACGTTGTCGCTTTTTAGGCGGTAACTCCAAGCCTTTTAAGGCTTTCTGCATATCAGCAAGTTGATTTTTATTGAGCCGGCCGTTGATTATCATGTTTCACGTCACTATAAATTTCAGCGTGTTCAGCATACCCAATTTGGGTATTGGCAATTGACCAACGTTTGCCGTCAAACGGAACAATACCGTGAGGATCTTCTTTCATGACCACGGGCTCACTAAAAGAAATGGAGACAATCACCACGGCGGTTTCATCATCAACATCAACAGTCATTGATGGCGGCTCTTGCACTATATTGCTATCACCTAATTCATTGTCCTGTTCACTTGCCCATGCATCAATCAACAGGGGAATGTAATCCGGGTGAATTTCGCGATAAGGGAATCGTCCCCACGAAATCAGCGCATCACATTGACGGATCATCATTTGATACTGGTTTAAGCCTAAATTTTTATGCGCACGGATGAATTGTATTTCGTCCATTTCGCTTGTAAATTCAACCTGACATACTCGCTCAGGTAAATTGGTTTTCAAAAAATGCGTTAAGCTTTGCAACTTAGTCATATCATCGCTACCGTTACACGTTTTAAGCCTTTCATATTTCTAATCACAAATGCGGCTTCGGCGAGTAAGCTACTCTTCGTTTCAGGATTTTCTTGCTTCGGATTCGGCGCGCGACTTGAAACAGAATTAAACTCTCCCATTAAGTCAGCCTTTGCCCTTGCGAACAGGGCTTTTTTATATTGCGCACATAATGCGTTTTGTCCGTTTGCTTTTGCCCCCGGCACATCACTGGCGTTACGATAACCTTTTGCCATATAGCGATTTTTTAATGCTTCAAGCGATAAATTAATTTCAGCAATGCTGGCTAACAACGCATCCGTTAATAACCCATTATCTAAATCGATGGGAATTTTTCGTTGCCGTTGAAATTCATCTAAATTTAAATCCGGCCAAAATCCATCATTCGTAATATCAATCGATTGATAACCTACGTCATTACCGTTAAACATAACGCTCCTTATAAAAAATCGGGCAGACTGGCTTCCAAGATGAATCGCAATACATTGCTTTCTCTCCACCACGCCCGATTGGCTTGCGGTAGTCGTTTTATGTTGTCGTTAACGCTCTAATGCGCATTGCTATGCGTTTCAAATGTGTATCCACGCCCACCTTGGGGTTAAGCTGTCGCGCCTTTTCCATATAGGATGCGGCTTGCTCTAATGTATCAACACAGTCAATCGCACTGGCTTTCGCATCCGCATTGACATGACTTCTCAGTAAGTTCAATGCGGCAAATTTGTAGTATTTCGCTCTGATTTTTTCGTGAACTTGCCATTTCTCCGTGACATTTTTAAATGTTCTTGAAAAATAAGGTTCAATACTGTTTCCCGCTTCATTTTCTAACGTTGCCCATGCCAAAATAGTGTCGGCAACAAAGGCGGGAAAATTGCTGCGAAAGTTGTCGGGGGTGAGCTGTCCTTGCTCAATGGCAATATCTGCCCAATCTAATCCCTTATCAAAGTCCCCAACATCAAATAGCCAAATGACGCAATAAGCAAAAATCGGGTTTCTATACACGCCACCCTCTGCCAAGTAGCGTTCAGCCGAGGGAAGGTAAGCGGGTAATAACTCTCGCTTTTTCATTTCGACCCGGCTTGCCGTTGTGGGTTGCTCACGCAATCGCTTAACATCCTGCTCAATCGCCCTTGCTTGTAAGTGCATGCTGACACCATCCGCAAGGGTAATCGCCTGTTTTTGTTCTAGCTTTTGGCGCAGTTCAACGGCTTTACGGTGGCGTTGAGCAGGTGATAGCATTACTCAACCGTTTCCTTAGGCTCTGCAATTTCACCAATGGTTACTGCACTTTCATCATAAGCACCATATAACTCTGGGTATTCAAGTGCATACCCCTCATTACGTAGGTATTTATTTTCAAACTGTTTGCGGTCTTCGACAAACTCAGCTTTGCGCTGACCTGTTCCACGTTGCGTGTACAGATGCAAGTTAGACAATGGTGTGACAACCATTCGTTTACCCGGCATGAATGGAGGGATAATCGCAGGACGCCCCGCAATGGTTGAGCCCAGCATTTGAGCTGCGATTTTTTCAGTTGGACGGTCTGCGGCTTGGTATAAACGATATTGTTCTGCGGCAACTAAATCAGCCCCAACAAGCACGACTAACCGAGGGTCATTGCGAAATTCTGCTGGAATGCAGTTGTTTACAATGTCTTGAGCCATGGCATCCAACGATTTAAAGTCGCCTTTTTCATCTAAGAGGATGGGGGTTGTGATAACTTGTTTTCCGCCATTCCATTTTTTGGCAATCGCATGCCAACCAATGTTCACATCTTCGCCGTTTGGGTAGGTTGCTGGGTCGGTATTTTCTGCGACATGTGTACCATTAAAGCCAATGCGTAATTGGTCTAATGCAAAGGACTTTAAGGTAAAGCCCTGCATTTTCTGGAAGAATTCTTCTTCACTTCCCGAGTTTGCCCAAACTGACAGTAAATGCCACGTTAACGCCGCGCACGAGTCAGTTTCATGCAGTTGATAGGTGTTACCATCAATATCCAGTTTGCGAGAGAAACGTCCGTTTTTACTACGCCCGGTAAAAATGCCCGGATTACCGGTTGTCACAACTTGACCTTGCAGTTGGTCTACATACTGCACATTAATCATGCTGAGAAAATCAACAGATTCTAATAGGGCATCACGCAGTTGCGTTTCTTTGGGTTCAGAAATTGAAAAATAATACGAGGCATCATCAACCCCAGCTTCGCCAGCTAATGCAATCGCATAATTGCGTACAAACTCGCGCGCTTTTTGATTTAATAACATGGAAATCCTTCTCCTAAATTTTCCTGATCCAATTTTTTAGGTTAATCCACTTAAACTAAATGATTGAAACGTTTGTTTTTACCTTTGTCGCTGCGTGGGTTTTGTTTGGGTAAGTTGGTAACTTTTTCGTCTAATTTACTGAAGTTACTTAAAATCTTCGGTAAATTATCTTTTAATTGCTTAAACTCCGCGGTATCAACGACATCGCTAATCACGTCGATATCTTCTTGTACTTCTTCAATGTCTGTTTCAGTCGAATCAAGTCGTTCTTCGATTTTTTTTAATCGTAAATCAAACTCTTGAAGCGCTTCTTTGATATTTTCTAAGGTTGTTTCATCGGTGGACGGTGTCTCTGCATCTGATGGTTCATCAATCTCGAAAAATCTTTTCCAGCCGCTTTTTTTATCTTTTGCCATGTTCTGTTTTTCCTTAAACTGTTTCACTTCATCGATAACCAACGGCTTGAATGAGCCATATCGATAAGCGTTTTTTCCTGATTTAAACCGTAATCGGGTTGTTCCTACACTGGCAGGTGAGCAGGTCACCCCAAGTCCTTCTAAATAGGTTTTTCCTGTACCTCTAAAATTTCCATCCGGTGTAAATTCAGCAGAGGTAAATAAAAGCTGCCCATCACGATTCGCCTGTAATAGATGAAGATTCGGGCATAGTTGAGCATAAAGCTTGAGAACGCCTTCGCCATCTCGCTCGGCTTTGACTGCGAGAACTTCGCCCACTGAGCCAAAACAGCGTTCATGTTCAGGCCAAATGCAGGCGGTATATAAATGGGGGTCATAAAGTTCAGCTGCCTCTTCAAGCCAAGCAGCCTCAATTCGACGCCCATCAACCGTGTCTCCTTCAGTCGCAATGCATAGCCAATTTGTCATTAATTGAGACATTCTTACATGTTGCTCCCATCCATGGGTTTATGTGCTTCCGTTCTGTTCGGCATCAGTATTGCCCACATTTTTTTCACTGGCGATAAGTTCGATTCGGTTATAAATCCATTATCGAAAGCGGTTTAATGCCAGCGGCATTGTGTCGGGGCACAATGTTTTCACTATGGCTAAATACACTGACGCAAAAATACAGGTCGCTAAATCACTCTATTTGCGACATTACACGCCTGCGGAAATCGCAGAGGAATTGAATTTGCCTAATAGGCGGATCGTTTACTACTGGGCGCAAAAATGGAACTGGGCAGATATGCTCAGTCATGAAACCGTCATTGACGCTATCAATCGTCGTATTACGCTACTTGCAGGACGGGATAAAAAGACCGAATTAGAAAAAGATGAGCTAGACCGTCTCATCGAGCATCACGTCAAATTAATGGCGCAAGCGAATAAGCACGCGGAAAAGTTAGCGGCACTGAAAGCGGCTCGTCAATCCGAGATGCAAGGAAGTGGAGAGTCGGCATTCAATGATGATGGTGAATCGAAGAAAAAGAAAAAACGCTACCGTAAAAATGATATTTCGAATTTAACCGCCGATGATTTCCAAAAATTTGCCGATGAAATGCTCTTTGGTTACCAGAAACATTTACGGGCAAACATCACTAAGTCCGTGCGAAATATCTTAAAAAGCCGCCAAATTGGTGCGACATGGTATTTTGCATTTGAAGCGTTTGAAGATGCGTGTTTAACGGGTAAGCCACAACTGTTTTTATCTGCATCGAAACCTCAAGCTGAGGTTTTTCGCTCTTATATCGTGAATATTGCCGAAAAATTTTTCGGGGTGACGTTAACGGGCAACCCAATTCGCTTGAGTAATGGCGCGGAACTGCGTTTCTTATCCACAAATAAAAACACAGCACAATCATACAGCGGTCATTTATATTGCGATGAATACTTTTGGGTACCTGATTTTAAACGGTTTAATGAAGTTTCATCGGCAATGGCAACCCATGACCATTGGCGAACCACGTATTTCTCTACGCCTAGTGCAAAAACGCATCCCGCTTATCCTTTTTGGACAGGGGATGAATGGCGAGGAAGTGATCCTGCGCGTAAAAAAGTTAAATTTCCTCAATTCGATGAATTACGTGACGGTGGGCGAGATTGCCCTGATGGGCAATGGCGATATGTCATTACACTTGAAGACGCAATAAAAGGCGGTTTCAACTTAGCCAGCATCGAGAGATTACGCAATAAATATAATCCCGACTCATTTAACATGTTGTTTATGTGTGTGTTTGTGGACAGTGGCGCGTCTGTCTTTAAATACCATCAACTTGATAAATGTGGAGTAGATGTTCATTTATGGGAAGACCATAACCCTGATGCGCCTCGCCCATTTGGTGATCGTGAAGTCTGGGGCGGTTTTGACCCTGCACGCTCTGGCGACACATCCACATTTGCTATTGTTGCACCACCCATGATGGCACCCGAGGTTTTTCGCGTGTTGGCGATTTTCTATTGGCAAGGCATGAACTGGAAGCACCAAGCCAAACTGATTGAAGATCTCACTAAGCGTTATCGTTTTACTTATATTGGCATCGACACGACAGGTATTGGTCATGGGGTTTATGAAATGGTGCAAGATTTTGCTCCACGCCAAACGCATTCGATTCACTACAGTCAACAAACCAAAAATCAGCTAGTCATGAAAATGATTGATGTTGTGAGTGAAGAGCGCCTTGAATGGGATGAAGAGCAAAAAGAAATCCTCGCCTCTTTTTTATCCATTCGTCATACCACAACGGGTAAAGGCGGCTCAATGACCTTTGTAGCCGATAGAACGCAGGAAACGGGACATGCTGATGCGTTTTGGGCAATCGCGCATGCTGTCATGAATGAACCTCTTAATTTTGAACGTAAACGAACGTCAAAATATCGATTTACATAGGTTGTATGATGAAAAAGAAAAGGAATTCACGCAAAAATAAGGTGCAATCGACAAAAGCACCATCAAAGGGTTTTAGTATCACGCTAGGCAAACCTGAACCGATTTTAACGACCCATACTGACTATAAAAATATTTGGTATGACAATAAGTTTGATTATTGGACACCCCCAATTGACCGAGAGGCACTTGCACAATTAGTGAATTTAAACGGCCAGCATGGTGGCGTACTTTATGCCCGTCATAACATGGTGGTGAGTGATTATTTAGGAGGCGGTTTAACCCATGAACAATTGAAAGCCGCCGTGTTTAGTTATTTTGTTTTTGGTGATGTTGCTATTCTTAAAGTCCGTAATGGATGGGGGGAAGTCGTCCAACTTTATGTTCTTCCGTCGCTTTATTTACGACGCCGTAAAGATGGGGATTTTGTGGTTTTACAAGAAGGAGAACCGCTGGTTTATTCCCCGAACGATATTATCTACATCAAACAATATGACCCTCAACAGCAAATATATGGACTTCCAGACTATATTGGGGGGATCCATGCTGCGTTACTCAACAGCGAAGCGACAATTTTTCGTCGTCGTTATTATCATAATGGTGCCCATACTGGCGGGATGATTTATTGTAATGATCCCAATATGAGTGATGAAGTTGAAGAGGAAATTGTTTACAAACTCAGTAAGAGCAAAGGGATTGGTAACTTTGAAACCATGTTTGTGAGCGTTCCCAATGGGGATCCCGATGGCATCAAATTTATTCCAGTGGGGGATATTTCGGCGAATGATGAATTCAGTAATGTAAAAAGCATCAGTGCCCAAGATGTATTGACGGCTCATCGTTTCCCGGCGGGATTAGCAGGCATTATTCCGGGCAACGTTGGCGGGTTAGGTGACCCAATAAAAGCCCGGGAAGCATACCGAAAGGATGAAGTGATACCTGTTCAACAGTTATTCATGAATGCGATTAATAGTGAGTGCGATAATAATGAATCATTAAAATTAATTTTTCGTCAAAACATCAGCAAGGAAACTGAATAATGTCTAAAAAAAAGGTAAAATTAAGACGTTATCAACAATCGGAGGTTTGGGACGTGCGAGTATTAAAAATATTCTGCCCTGTTTGCGGCCAACGTGCGACAATTCGCAAATCTAACAGAAAACATCGTGAAATATCAGATCTTTATTGTGCCTGTAATGATGTTGAGTGTGGCCATACTTATGTTTTAAATCTAACGTTTAGCCACACAATAAGCCCTAGCGCATATTCTACGGATTTAATTCAATCAATGATTGATAAATTTAGTCCAGAACAGCGCCAATTGGCGCTGGGTTTGCTGAGTTCAAAAACGGCATGATGACTTATCCTCAATATGGCTGCGACTTAGCAGCCTAATTTTTTGATTGTTCTTCTTTGAGATTTCTTTTCTGGCATCATCGGCAAGTTCAGTAATCAGTGTGAGTACCACTTGGCGCTCGTAATGATTGCAAACATCAAGACTTCCCAATTTAGCAATAACACTAATGCGTTCAAATGCTACTGATTCCTGTAGTAAATCACTCATATTCAAATTCCCATTTGTATACTGTACGCATATACAGTATACATAAATAAACTTGTCGAAAAAACGGGTATAAACAAAAAATTAAGATTTTTTATTGTGGTCGATATCTGCTTTATTTTAGATTTCGTGACATGTCACGCCCACTTTGCTGAGTGATAATTCATGCCATCCTTTTGTTACCCAACAATCAGCCGCACCCGATAGGCAACATTCAGCTACGGGTAAAGGCTCCCCGCATTTACCGCAACGCCGTTTTGATAGCTTTGCTATTTCACGTTTCAGTTTTGCATTATCGTTTCGGATGAGCATTTGAATATACTCAGCTTCGTCATACGGTTCACGCCCCGGTCTACGCAATGCACAATTGCGTTTCACCATTTCATGTTCTTCAATTTCAACCTTCCACTGAGGGGTTACAAAACCTGCATCACGTTGACGTTTACGCTGGGCTGCTTTGCGCTCTGCTGCCGTTTTTGCCATTTTCTTTTATCCTCTGTTGAATCCGAGACATAGCCAACTCACACCGAGAGAGTGATTTTTTGACTTTTTCTGCTTTACTGACAATTTTTTGAATATGTCCATTCGCGTGAAACCTCACGCTGTTGCCGTTTTCTGTATAAATAGCCCCTCTCGCTATTGAGTGGATCATGTAAGGGTCTTTTTCTGGGTCTAATGTGATGCCAATCTCTTTGGCCTTCCTCACAATATCCGCGACAACGGGTTTTTTATCTTTAACCGTACTCAGAACCCCCGTACAGTTATTGACAGAACTCCTAGGTGATGCGTTCGCATCACTAAAAGCAGACTCCGCTATCGCGTCGTCTAACTTCTTAACAATCTTCCAGCTTTTGAGTCGGGTGATAATTGGGCAGCCTGAACCCACTAAAGGCGAAAATACCCCTTTAACACGGATGATTTCTTCGCCATACGCGTTGGTTTCCTCACTTTCTTCATACCATAGGCGAGCGATAAGGTCGTCGCGACGAACAAATGGACCACCTTGCGCATTGACATAACCAGCCCAATCGCCTGAATCAGCGGCATCATGAACAACGGCAAACTCCACATCCAAACCAACTGCTGTTTCATGATCTGCCATTTTGCGTAGCTCACGATAGACAGTGACGGGAGCACCACCAATAAATTGAAATTGGCGTATACGCCAGCGAGCAGACCATACCGCCGCAGCCATTGCAGCTTCTTTCATGGGGCGTCCGCTCTCATCATCCAATTCACCGTCTAAAGCGTAGCCATCCACATTTTTAGCAATGTATTTAGCAACATAGCCCGTTGCAGAGCCTTTTTCTGGATCTATCGCTTCAGCGTGGAAACGGGCTTTTTTAGCTTTATTAGTGGAAAGCTCGCTTTTATCTTCTTCAAAAGCATATTCTCTGAGGATTTCTCTGATGCTGTCCGCTTGCTCTGGTAACATGAAAAACAGCATGTGCCAATGTGGCGTTCCATCATGATGTGGTTCAGCTACACGAATACCAAAAATACGCAGGTCATTACGGTGCAATTTTGCTCGTGCTTTACTCCACACTTGGCTTAAATAGCGCTGTGTATCGGCAGGGCTGCTACCGTTCCATTTACGGTTACGGTGACCATGAATAGTTGTGGCGTGATATTTAGATGGGGCTGTTAATGTATAGAATTCAGCGATATATCCGAGGTCATTGCAAATATTTTCAAAGCCACGGATTCTCACCATCATTTCAGTACGACGAATGGCAGGGTTTGCCACACTGCCATAATATTTATCAATTAAGCTAAAGCGATTTCCTTTTTCGTCCTCGAGCTCCATCGATTTCAAAAATTCGCGAGTACGACGCTTTTGCTCTTTCCATTCACTGATTGCCATTGTGCTTGCGTAAATACTGTTTCGCTTACTGACATTGGTTAAAGCAATATGCAGATGTTCGCGCCATTCTGCTGCATGTCGACGTAAGCGATTTAACCACCATTTTTCGGAGGTCATTTGGGCAATCGCAATGAAGGCGTCTTTTTCGTTAAAGCAACGTTTGGATAACTTCGCTAGCCGTGGAGGCTCTTGGCGATAAGCTTGGGTAATTTTTGCCGCTTCGGTATACAACATATGGGCAATTTTCAGATCACTTTCATCCTTTCTATTTTCACTGATAGCTGAAAGCGCGGTGAACACAAAAGCAGATAATTCAAGCGCTAGTGATTCAAGTGACTTACGCGACATATCGGGCATCGCATTAAACCAGTTAAAGAATCGGTAGGTTTCAGAGTTTTTTTCAGTGAGTGAATACCGTTTTGTTACTGTTTCAATTCTAGGGTAGATACGCTCATAAAAATTTTTAGCTAGGTACACACTCGCTCGCTCAACACCTTTCTCTTTTAATAAGGTGTCGAATTGCTTTTCAACTGTCAGTTGAACGATTTTAGGCTGTTGTGAAAGTAGCGTTTCTGCATAAGCTAACGCCTTGGCTCTTTTTTCTTTTTCATGAAGTTCAGGGTATGTCAGAAATGGTCTTTCAATAGGCTTGATAGCCTTGTAATATAAGGTTTTCTTAACTGTATTATTTGACACCGTAGTCATTTAAACCTCATGAAAAAGAATACTGCGGTACTTTAAAAAGCGTTAGCGGCATATTGTTCGGTCTGCCGCTATTGATTGAGGTATTCAATGAATAAACCTGAAAATAAAAGATATATAGATACTGTTAATATGTTGTCTTCTGTAGGCGTTCCTCCAAACGAAGTAAGGCTCTTATCAGCTGGCGAGTTGTACGAGGTTTGCGGCGTTTTTCAGCGCGCCACTCGAAACCATATAGAAAGGCGTTGGCTTCCATCAAAAGATTGTCGAAATGCGTTGGCGCACCACCTGCGCAAGATTTTTCCAAACGAATGGATAGAGCACGCAAAATGGACAGAACTAATTGAGCACGGATTGGATAGTATGATTCATGGACGTAACCACCCCCGTATACCTGAATCTGAGTTTTGGGATTCCTTGGAAGAACTAGAGTCAGACTTACACCTTGCGATTCAGGCGACACGTAAGACGATTTTACTTTTTCAGAGTGGAGACAACCGACATTTGACAATGCCGACAGATGTCTTTGTGGTTCCTTCACGTATGAATGAATTTCTTGCATCACTGGTAGCTGGTGAAATTTATCCTGCATGGATTGCAAAGGTTGATACTGGTATGACACCCGGTGCGGATAATGGTAAGTATCCTGAATACGCCCCGTTAAGAGATTAATAGTCATTACATCGCTCCTTTTGTATTTTCTATATACCCAATTTCACTTTCGATTAACTGACTGATAACCGCGTAATCAGGTTTTTCAGTCAGTACATACATTTGGAGTTTACGCAGGCGTGACACATAACGGTCATTGCAAATTTGACGCTCGTCTTGACGATTCCAGTTAATTAAAATTGCGTCGCTTGACGTGGTATCTAATACCGATGTAAATGTTGGTTCTGGCATATTCATTTATTTAATCCTTAAATTTAAAGTGTAAGAATCCCTGACGCGCTAACGTCATTGAATAAAATGAGTATTGTTTAATTAAGTGGTAAGGTTAAATTCTTGGGTAGCAATGCGCTTGCCGCCTTGATGTAATTTATTGATTTAACAAGATTAAAAATTTCCGTTGATGTTAACTCCTCAAATTCGCAGTTGTAACGGGTTTTATCGATACCTGCCATATAAAATATAATACCGAGTAATTTTTTATTGTTTTCGTAATCATCATTAAATCTATCGCGCATTTCTTTAATGAATAACTTTAATTCTTGATTGCTTAAACCTAAGGTTTTAGATTTTATTTCTGCCACCTTATTCATTCCATGTGCTCTCTGTTGTATAGATAGCGGCATGTATCGACGTTCTAATGTTGTTGAATTCTGTTGCATAGCCATTACCTACACTCTAGACATTAAATAACCGATAGAAAAAATTATAAAAAGAATGATGACTTTTAAATCTTTAGGGCTCTTATGTTTAAATGAATCACCTGTGACTTTATATTTGTATTGTTGTTTATGTGCTTGAGTCATGATTACCTCACACAATTGATTGACCAAATCCCACAACAGTATCTATTGCGGATACAAGCGCAGGAGAAGAATGTAAACGAGCTGAAATTGTCACACCGACTAGCGCTAAACAACGGATAGCATTATTTACGCTCTGTTTCATTTCAGCGGAACGGGTACTATTGATATGACCACCTAAAACCGCTTGGCTTGCTAATTTTCCGACTTCAGCTGTTGCATTAAGGACATAAGTAGGGAAATTACCCTCGCTCGCATTATTCAACGGCACTGAAGGCTGACAATGTAATTGTTCTAGCAAACCATCAATCAGCGTTGCATCTTCTGTGACATCCGTCACTTTTACTAAATCATCCCAAGTGAACTTGTGCGGCTGTTCAGGGTTTAATTTGTTACGCAACATTTGTGCATTCATGCCGATGGCTTCCGCAATCTGAACAAGATCACCTTTGTGAGATAAGGCAAAAGCCCGACAGGCATCATCAAAATGTGATTGTTTGGAAGCTTGATAATCAAACATGGCTTTTATTCTCTTAATACGAATAATTAGTTACGCATTAAGCGAAATGTCGCAGTCTGATAAGGCTTCAACTGTAAGCTTTGCTAGGTTAATAAACACAGTGCCTTTTTTCATTCCTTTATGTTTCTTTCGTACTGGTAAGCGCCCGTCGGCAATCATGTCATTAACAGTACTTTTAGCCATATTAAATCTTTTACAGTAGGCTTCTATGGTGATATATGGTTCTGGAATGTTGATTGAAATCATTGGGCGCATAGTGCAAAATCTCCTATTCGGGTTTTATTCAACTATATCCGGGTTAATTCGTTAAAAACTACAATGTGAGGCGAGTCTATTTCGTATTTAACTACAAGTCAAGTTGTTTGTAGTATTTTACGAATTAGATGGTATAGCTATGGGAAAATTTCATTTAGAAATGTTTGGAGAGAGCGCTCCGGTTCTTGACCGTATTATTGAAGCGTATGGTTTTGGTTCTAAGCTTATGCTAGCTCAACACTTTGAAATGGCTTCTAGCAGTTTAGCAGGGCGATATAAAAGAGATAATTTTCCTGCTGATTTAGTTGTTAGATGTGTTGCAGAAACAGGTGTTAGTCTTGAATGGCTTGCGACAGGTCAAGGTAAAAAATTTGATCATGAGGAATTAGACGTATTACGCCTTAAAAAATATAAAATTATAGACGGTGAAGAGTTTGAGGCTGGTATAGCTATGTTTGATAAAGTTCTGTTCAAACAGGGTACACCTTTTCCTAGTGACCCTATTATGTTTCAAGATGGGCAGAATCATTTTATTGTTGACCGCAAATTTGGCGAAGTTTATGACGGTAAATGGGTCGTTAAAATTGATGATAAAATAAGCATTAGAGAACTTACTCGAATGCCTATGCAGCGTGTTAGAGTTTCTGGGGCTGGAATGGCTTTCGATTGTGAACTAAAAGATATATCTATTATTGGACGTGTTGTTACTATCATTGACAATCAATGAGGTGATATTTGTGAGTGCTATATTGAATTTTGTTTATATAAATACGAAAAATGAAGTAAAAGCTCAATCAATAACAAATGTCAGTGAAAATGATGAGTATTTCCAAGGTGAGAGTTTATTACCCGATGAAGATAGAAAGTTAAAAACATTTAGAAAAGATAGGGTTATAAAGTATACCAACTCTATAAATGAATCTGAAGAATATATATCGGAAGGTTTAGAAACAGGTAAGTTTTATGTTAGTAAGCCTAAATCTGAAACTTTTGATGTTCATTTTACAGGCTTTCTTAAAGCTGATAAAGAAAAGCTAACTGAGTTAGCAGCTGATGCAGGAATGGTTGTAAGGAAGTCAGTAACTGTTCATTTAAAACTATTATGTTACGGGTATAACGCTAGCCAAATGAAAATGGATAAAGCTAGAGAAATGGGAATTATCATCCTGAATGAAAATCAGTTTCGTGAATTTCTTGTTACTGGTGATTTTACAGATTAACTATCAATAATATGACTATAAAAAAACAAGCTGACGGGCGTTGGTTGGTTCAGTGTTTTCCTAATGGTCGCAATGGTAAACGAGTACGAAAACTCTTTACAACTAAAGGTGAAGCGATTGCTTTTGAGCGCTACCTCCTTGAGGAGTCACAAGAGAAACCTTGGCTTGGTGAAAAACAAGATAAGCGTAAACTAACCGAGCTAGTTGAAACTTGGTTTCGAGCTCATGGTATAACGTTAGGTGATGGTAAAAAGCGAAAATCCTCAATGCTGTTTGCTTGTGAAGCTATGGGGGATCCTCTCGCGATTGAATTTAATGCAAAGATTTTTTCCATTTATCGTGAAAAGAGGTTAAGCGGAGAAATCGTTCGAACGGATAGATTAAAAACTGTAACTCCACGCACTGTTAATTTAGAGCTTGCTTATTTTAGGGCAATGTTCAATGAATTAATTCGACTAGATGAATGGACAAAAGAACACCCATTAGCAAAAGTTCGGTCATATAAAACCGATGAGCAAGAGATGGGGTTTCTTAGCGATGATGAAATTAGATTATTACTATCTGAGTGTGAGAAAAGTACGTCTAAAGATTTAATTCACGTCGTTAAAATTTGTCTTGCAACAGGGGCTAGATGGTCTGAAGCTGAAAACTTAACAGCAACACAGATTAGAAATAACACCATCACATATGTTAGAACAAAAGGTAAGCGCAATCGTTCTATTCCAATTAGTGATGAGTTAGCAAATGAGTTGCCAAAAGGGCAGGGTAATAACCGATTATTCAAATCGTGTTATTCTGCTTTTAGGTCGGCTCTTGAGCGAACAGGGATTGAGTTACCTAAACAACAATCATCACATGTTTTACGCCATACATTTGCTTCACACTTTATGATGTCCGGGGGTAACATATTAGTATTACAAAGAATACTAGGCCATACAGACATAAAAATGACGATGCGGTACTCTCATTTTTCACCTAATCATCTGTCAGAAGCTGTAGAGTTTAACCCGCTACAAAAAATAAAATAATGGCAGCAAAATGGCAGCAGAAAAACTTAATCATCAAATTTATTCGTATTTATTCGTTTCTTAAATTGATGAAATATAAGTAAGTTATTGTTTTTTGATGGCGGTTAAAAGTACTCTTAATCGCTCGGTCTGGGGTTCGAACCCCCAACAGCCCACCAAGTTTTTCAATGAGTTACGTGTTAATTGCGTTACTTATACATATCATTTGGGACATAGCCACTAAACGTTGTTCATAAATTAGATCAATCAATGAATAGAGGTCGCCGAGTGTGGCCTTTTTTATCCGATATACCCAACGCACAAACATGATAGATCAGGTTTATTTAAACTGATTATATGTATTCAGTCTGAATCTGAATGTAAATTGGAGTTTATATGAGCAGAGTTTCATTATCTAAAAAATCCCCGAATGCATATAGTAAATTAATTGAGATTAGCAATCATCTTGATGAGCAAGCGGTATCTGTAGGCCTAGAAGAGGGATTTATTCATTTGTTGAAGTTGAGAGTATCTCAAATTAATGGATGTGCTTTCTGCGTGAGACTTCACACTCAAGATGCACAAAAATGCCAAATCAGTATTGATAAAATAGCATTGGTTCCAGTATGGAAGGAGGCTGATTACTTTACAGAGAAAGAAAAAGCAGCGTTCTTGTTAGTGGAGTCGGTAAACATGGTCCATGATGGCCATATATCTAATGATATTTACGAAAACGCTGCAAAATATTGGAGTGAGGATCAGCTAGCACTCATTGAATGGATATCTATCACGATAGGCGCTTTTAATCGTATTGCTATAGCAAGTCGTTATAGTGTAAAGCCATAA